TCAGTTGTTCAGTTTGAACCGATGATCAGAACGGCGCGCTCCGCGTTTCATCGACTGTCGTCTTTCCTCAAATTCGCGCTCGACCAGCTCTGCCTTTTTCTGCTGATGAAACTCCAGTTCGGTTCGAGTGAGGATTTCCCTATCGCGCAACGTCAGATCGCCAACCAGCCTTTGGCCGGTTAGATCGGGCCAGTATTCGCCCGCACCGAGCTTCCACAGGTGGCGCATTGGCAGGCTATTCACTACATTGCTGTGTGGCGGATAGACCTCAATAGCCACGACATCAGGCCCGAAATACTTGTTCTTCAGCTCCTGCAGCTCGTCCCATGTGATTGTGCCGTCATGTTCAACGGACATGAGGCCGCGTAGTTCGTCAAGCAACACGCCCACAACCGCCGTCATGACTGCACCTGTGCGGAAGGCCAGACGATAGCATCAACAATCGCACGGGCCGCGGCTTCATCTTCCGCCGCATCAATGTCGCGCTTGGCACCAAGGCGGATGCTTTCGATCATTGCGCCAATTTGCTGCCATTGTGCGAAGGCAGCAAGAACTACGTCTGCAACCTCGCCAATCGTTTCAGCAGTGATGCCGACTTCTGATGATAGGATCGGATAGTCTGATGGCTGCGGATTGGTTGTAGCTTTGAACGCCTGCGCCTCAGTCACCTTCTGCTGATACGTCATCGCCTGACCATGGCCGGGCGTGATGTATTTCAAGCGTTCAGCTTCTGCGGCTGCATCAATGCCGACTTTAAGCGCCGACTTGATCTGTAAGAGCGTTGCCGCTGGCTGCATACGTGCAGCGTCTATTCCGGCCTGCCACTCGGTTTCCGACATTTCAGTCGCATCCTCGGGCAAGACCGGACCAGAACCCCAAACCTCGCGGCCATCAACGATTATATGGAAATACTTCATAGCTGGCCTCAATCTGAAAGAGCGCGAATGTAGGTGTCCAGGACGACAATCGGACCTGTTGCGAGATCCTTTTCCACCATCAGGTAAAGGGTGTATGTCGCCGTTGGATCAAGGTTGTTGAACTCAGCCGAAAGCGTCATTGGCTGCTGGATGCTGCTCGCTTCTGAACCGGAGCCGTTTGTGTAAAGGCCAAGATACTGTGAACCTTGATCTGCCTGACCAGTGCGCCTCAAAACCAGATAGCCAATGACGCCAGCAAATGTTGTGCTGATATTCTTAACGCCGCAATATGCTGAAACCGACAAGTAGGTCACGCCGGTAATCGACGCGATGCTTTGAGCGCTGTTAGCAGATTTCACACCGGAAATATCAGAAAGAGCGACGCCAGGAGTAAAAGCATTCCATCGTCTTGCGGCTTTTGGTGCAAGCTTCTCAAAATACAGCATCGGGTTCATGAGAATGAACGCGGTACCATCGTAATAGAAGACCGCATCGCGTCCTGATGCCAATTCTCCTGCGAACACACCGCGACCATTGCTATAACGGATCGGCTTTGCACCCAGACCGTTCAGATTAAGCGTTGGGCCATCAGCAGTATTTGTCGTTGAAATACGCACACGCGCAACCAGACCAGCCGCATAAGCCTGTGTTGCAGGAGTGAGCGTGGCTGTAAGCGCATTTGCCGATCCACCCGCTACGGCATAGCTCCATTTGCCGGACTGGGCATCAAGCGCGAGCTTTTCTACATAGGCACCGCCCACTTTCTCGAACACACGCCCATCCGGCAGGCTGATGCCGTGGCCGTCTCTCGCATTGACAATGCGCCATGACGACCCGGTCCATTCGGCCAGTTTTTGCTGATTGCCAGACCATACGCCCGTTGCACCTGCCGGAATGATGTAGGCATCACCGAGAACGGCATCATTCGGAGGCGCTGTCGTCGTCATGGAGATTACAGGAAACCAAGCCACGCGATTTGCAAAACCCGGTGCAGCAATTAATTGCAATGCCTCCCAAAGCTGTTGCTGATTTTCGGGATCAAGCACTAAGCCTGCGTTTTCAACGACCGCGCAGATTTCCTCCTGTACGTCATTGAGAATTTTATCTGTAACCTCGGTACCGGCAATGCCAGCTGCAGCATTCTGTGAGCGAAAGCCACGACGGCCTGAGCCGATATCGACAGTATTCGCACCGTTAACGCGATCCATGTCAGTTCTCCACGTATGAGAATACAAGCTGAGTGTGCGCAGGCTTTAGCCGCCGCAACTCACATTCAATGTCACTGATTTCAAAGCCACCAAGCGGCTGGCCTGCCGTGTTGACGCCCGCTCGGAATATCCATTCCGAGATCAGCTGCAGCTTTACGCGCCAGGTGAATTGTTCGCCTTCTGCGATCAGCGGCTGACCGGCCAGAAGAACGCCTGCATTGGACGGCCAGAACTCTTCAATTTCGATGGTGTGGCCGAGGCTTGCAGCCATTTTGACGAAGTAAGGAATGCTTGCGCCGCCCTTGGCGATCCAGCGCTGATGTGCACGGCGCTGGCGCTGTTCAATGGTTTGATTGCCAAGATCACGACCACAAGGATCAGGACCAAGAACACGCTCGAAATCCGGCAATAGCGCATTTGCAGTGCGCGGATCGATCTCGTCCATCAGTTTTTCAGCATCGGCCTCGGCCTGAACAAGAACCTTGGCAATGCTGTCGAGAAGAGCATCCAGAACGCCGCCGCGCTTACCGAGGGCAAAGCCGCGTGGCAGCTTTCCGATCAGGCTGGCGAGAATGGTTGATTGCGGTCTGGTCATCATGGGTCCTCAAAAGTAACGAGGCCGGGAAGCGGATATTCATCGCGCTCCAAACGGAACGGAGCTGACGGTGAAATCAGATCATGCGCGTATTCGCCGGAGGCCGCAGAGATGGCTTCCGATATGCGCGATGGCTCAATCAGCGCTCCGATCGGACTGTCGTTCTGATCGTCGCTCTCATCACCTATGGTAGCGATGAATGCCGCAAAGGCTTCCTCGACAGCTGCGCGGGTCGAAACCCCATCAGGGCGAAGCCGCACGGTGATCGGGATCGCACGCATCTTTGCAGGCACAATCACGACATAGGCTGTGACGGGACGAACGCCGGACGAAGAACCGGGTGCGCCGAGATATTCAAGCTGCTCGGCCATTTCCGATACGGTTGGTGCACGGGCTGATGTGCCGTCTTTCATTGCGACGATAACGCCGACCGAACCACGGCCCACCCAATCGGTGATAGGCTTGACAGCGCGAACGTCAAACTGCTCGCGCAGCCAGCTCATATAGTCAAAGCCAGCACCTCCATGTGGACGCTGACGGATATAAGCCATGACAGCGGCTGCAAGTTCTGCAGGCGTCTCGGCAACCGCTCCACCTGCAAAGCCGCCCTCGGCAACCGTGATGCGATTGATCTCAGGAAAGGCATTGACTGTGCGAAGGCGAATGCCAGCTTCGAGATTGCCGATAGGACCAGCTGCAACGGCTTTTGCAGGCACAAGGATGCTCCCGCCTACGGGAATGACAGCGAGAGCTGTAGTGCGGAATATAGTGCCATCGGAACCGGCGATCTCAAGATCAGCGGGTAACTGCGCACCGGCTGCACCTTCGATGTTAATATTTCCAACTGCATATGTGGCCGGTCGCGCCGCAATGCCCCAGATATTGGCATGTCGATCGACAAACTCACCCTCTGCGGTGTCCACGAAATACTGTCTGCCCCACCATGCGACATGATCGTGGATCTCGCGCGCTTCCAGTGCGACAGCCCGACCGATCATGGCGAGCGTTCCGCGCGCCGAACGAACGGCACGGGAAATCGCCAGTGGATCGACCAGAGGCCGCACAACGGAAATGCTGAACTCCATGGCCGAGGCGATACGTTCAGCGATGGTCTTTGCGGATGGAACGGGCCAAGGCATCAGGCAGTCCTCCGGCCGGAAATAGCGGTGTCATCGACCAGGACGCGCCAGCCGAGCATTTGCGGCGCGACCCATTCCGTCTCGATCTCGGCCGGAATGCCGGTATCGGAGGTCACCCATTCAAGGCTTTCGGCAAGCCAGCTCTGGTAAAGAAGGCGGGTGGTTTCGGTTTCCTTGGCGCGATCAAGCAGCCAACAGCGCGAACCGATACGCTCACCATAAGGATCGAGCGCATCGGCAGCAGCACCGCGACGGACATCGATGCCTGACCCTGTCAGGAATTGCGAGCGGCCTTCCGGCAGCGGATCGTCTGGATTGGCACGGCGATCAAGGCCGACAGAAAGAAGCACCGGCGTGATCGGGGTTTCATCAATGATGAGATCGCCATCCGCGCCGATCTCCAGATCAGCGCGGCGGGTTTCCGGGTCATAGATGAGTGCCACATCGTAAAACATGCCCCGGTTCTATCGCGCGCGCGCGAAAACGATCATGCCCGCCAAGGCGGGCACGAAACAGATTATCCTTGTGGAACGCCAGTGGTACTGTTTCCGGGAGAGACACCAATATGAACATGGGTTGAGCCGATGTTCTTGCCGTCATGGGTGACGGTTCCGCCCTCGATGTCAACGCCACCAGCCGAGACCGTCACGGTAACGCCACCAACCTTCAGCACGATCGACGCTCCGGCCTGGACACTGATGGTTCCGTCTGCACCCACAAGAATACCGTCGCCGTGCTGATTATAAAGTGCAGCTTCACCCGGCTTCAGCCCACCCATACGAGCGGATGGATTCCCGACTGGCAAGAGTACGATGTCATCCTCATTGCCGCCAATGGCAACGGCGACGGCAAGTGCGCCATCTTCCGGTGCCGAGGTCGCCAGCCCGTAAGGCTGCATGATCTCGACCTTGTCGCGCCAGACGCCAGGAGCAACTTCCACCGAGGCGGTCTGTGTTTCGCCATCGTCATTGATGTTCTTCAGAACGACGCGGCGAGCGATCCCGCGAACCTTGCTGGCTGTTTCATGATCCATGGTTGACCTCGTGTTGTTCAAGTTCACAGGGCCGAAGCGGTTCCGTCCAGCGGCCCGCCCGATCCCTTGCCCTTGCTCTTTTTGCTGCTCTTCTTACGGCCCTTAACGTTCTTTCGACGGCCCTTTACAGGCTTGTTGTCGAAGGCCTCCGGTGAGGTGACAGCGATTTCGGTTTCGCAGCCGCTTTCCTCCTGCAGGAGGAAGGTCACGCGGGAAATCAGCATGTCGCGGAACACGTCCTGAAAGGAATCGGAGACCTCAACCATTTCGTTGACGCGCCACAGACGCCCGTTCGCCTTGTAGCCATGAACGCGATAGGAGATTTCCTCGCTCTCGCCGCGCTTGGTGCGCATGCGCCAGTCGGCTTCATCCTTGCAGCCCTTGTCATCGGCCTTGGAACGGGCCAGATGAACGATCGGGCGATAGCGCCTGATCTCGTCGTCTGTCGCCTCGCCACTGGCAACAACGCCGCGTCGTTCGCGTTCGGTGGCCGAACCGTCGGTTGCCCCTCTGTCTTCCGGCTTTACCGGAGCGCTGCCGCCCAGAAGCGGTGCTGCACGACCGTCGCGAACGGTAGCAGCCTTTTCCGACTGACCACGCACGATAACCTTGGAATGACGGTCCTTATGGGTGAACTGGCCGGAGGAGCCTTTCACGTTCCCAGGCAGCGAAAGTGCTGCCGGAGCGCGATTGGCTCCGGTCCGGGTGATGACGACACCGCCGACGCCATCCGACATGACAAGGGCATGGCGCTGGCGTGTGCCTTTATCGATGGCGCTCAAGCCGGTTTCAGAAAGATCGATGCCGTAGCGCGGAAATGCATCGCCGGTATCGATCTCCGAGCGGACGGAAAGCCCGAACGGTTCTGCGATGCGCTTGACGGCCTCTTCCAGCTTCACATTGTTGAACTCGGACGGACCAGTTGGCGCGGCCGTACTGTCGACCAGATCACCCGCCTTGTCCTTGCCCGATATCGAGACCATGGCGCGCTCTTCATCGATGTCGGGTGAAACGGTTTCGATATAGCCTTTCAGGACAAGCTGATCCTCGACATAAGCTTCCGCCTCCATACCGGGCTTCAGCTTGAACACCGCATTTGCAGGCGATGCAAAATCGAAGGTGGAGAGCGCCCGAGTGTAATCGCGCAGCTCGAAACTGAAGGAGCCGCTGAAGTCCTTCAGGTCGCGGGTGATGTTGGCATTCGTCCACTGGTCGAATATCTGCCCGTTCACCTTCAGCCAGATCGAGCGCGCCATTATTCCGTCACCTCGACGCGGCCAGCAGGAATGCGGGCTGGATGGCGCGGCCGGTTCCGCTCGATGATCGAGAGGTAGCCGTCCTCGATCGCGGACGGATCGTCACCATAGATATGGTTGGCGATCTGGAAGGCATCTGACGGTCGATCGGTTTCGATGATACGCGATGCTGGCAAGCGTCCGATCGCTTCATTGATATCGGCAATCAGGCGCAAGCGAACGTCGCGGGTAGCGCGGATGGTGGCGCTGGCCTCGGCAGCAAAATCGGAATCGGAAAGGCTGGATAGCAGATCGGTATAGGCATCCAGTTGGCCGACCAGGCTGTCGCGCAGCACGCTTGCTTCCGCTCGTGAACCGAACTCGACATAGGCAGCGAGCTGTCCGGCCTTGGCAAGCGCATCGCCTGCCGTTCCGGCCAACAGCACCGTGTCCGGACGCGACACGGTATCACCGGCAAGAACGACAAAAGCAGCACCGGCACTGGCGTTGATGTCGAGTGCCTGACGTGCCGACAGGCCGGTGTGGGAACTGGTTGCCTCTGCCGCCGGAGCAACCGCAGGCATTCCGGCGAGATCGGGAACGAGATTGACAATCATGTCCGTCACCGAGCTGGCGGCGCTGGACAAGGCTTCAGGTGTGGCAGGCAAGGATTGCGGCAGGACTGCGGAGATCAGGGCAGAAGCCCTTCCGGCGCTGGACTGCCAGTAGGAAACAACCTGTCGGGCGGTGCGCTGTGTGGCGTCAGTGCGAAGCCGGGACAGGGTTCGCCTCGATGTCGATGTGGTGAGAGACGCGGCAAGCGAGACAAGCGAAAGGGCAGCACCGATCAATGCCGAGGCGGTTGAAGCAAAGCCTGAAAGTCCCATGCCATTATAGCGCTTGAAGGTGGCGCTGAAGCGGACGACGCGCAGCTCGTGCGCGGCGAAGGAAATCTCGGCCGTCTCTTCCATGATGACCTGCATCGGGCCAAGCCATGGATGAATAAGCGTACCCGGTCCCGGCGTCTCGAACGCGGCCTTCAGAGCCTGTGCCTGGGCAATATAGGAATCGCTGACGATCAGTCCTTCGACCTGGACGGTTTGGGTTGCAAGGCCGAAATCGTCATAGGCAGCTTGGTCGATACCGGGGAACAGATGCTCGGCAACGCGACGGCCGACCTGTGTCGAAGTATCGGGCACGTGGAAGGAAATACCACGATAAGAAGCTGGAAGCAGTCCAGGCAGAACGTCACTGATGCTGTCGAAGATCATGGGAACCTCTATGCCCTGCCGATGACGCGGCCACGATCGGTCGTTAGCCCGACATTCTTGTTGTCAGACGTGGCGCTTGCGAGCCTGCCCGGACCATCAACCTTGATGCGGATATCACCACCGACATTGATCGACTGCGCCGGACCGGCGACAGCTGCAAGGCGTGTCGGCGTCGAGAGACTGGCCCGCTGATCAGGATTATTGCCGTTGGCAGGCGTGGGCCGCGGCAACTCTGGCAATGGGGGAACCACAAGGTTTCCGTTCAACGCACCGCGAGCATCTTTTCCGGTGATCTGACCGTTGAAGTCTTTCATATCTGCCGGAACGCCGAGGATAGCTTGCTTTACGGCATTGACTGCGCTGACGATACCGTCGAGCCAGCCCTTGATCTTGTTGTAGACAGGCTCGAAGCCCGCAGCGAGCGCGTCCCAGGCAAGCACCGGCAGCTCGATCGGCATTTTCAGGAAGCCCCAAAGCTTCTCTACGCCGGAAGCAAGAGACGATACAACGAACGTTGCCGTTTCAGGGAAGATGCGCGCCCAGTCTGGCATTTCCTGTTTGCCTGCTGCCCAATTTGCAAGTTCGGCCAGTCCCTTCGTCAGTGCCGATATGCCCTGCCAGATTTTCTCAAGTCCGGTGAACTTCAACAGTTCCAGCTTGCCGAGCCATTCGCCCATGGTGCGGGCAAAGCCGCTCATCTTGCTGGTGTCAAAACCGACAAGCTGCATCAAGTTGCTGGCAAGCGTACCGAGAGCGCTACCCAAATCCTTCAGGTTGTTCCACGTATCGCCCATATGGCCGAAGGTGCGCTTCAGGCTTTCGCCGATCGGCGCTAGCGACGGCTCGATGCCCTTGCCGATATCCTTCAGCGCGGTCCAGGCGGTTTGAAGCCCGTTGAAGACGCCTTCAAGAACCTTCAAACTGCCAACCTTCAGGCTATCAAAATTGATGTTGGCGAAGATAGAGCGGGCACCATTCGAAATCCGCGACCATGCGCGTGGCGCAGCATCCGCGACATAGTTCCAGGCACGAACCGCCCCGTCCGACACGCGCGACCAGACGCGGGAAAGATAAGGCTGTGCCTGTCCCCACAGACGCTTCGTGCCTTCCCATGCCTTGGAGGCGCGATCCTTCAGGCCGTCCCAGAACTTCATGAGCCTGGGCGCGACCTTGTCCCAGTTCTTCGCAATCAGGACGCCAGCGCCAGCCAGCAGGCCGATCACAATGCCAAGCGGTGATAGGATCACGCCGATCAACGCGCCGATTGCACCAAGACCCGCACCGATAATCGGAAGGACAAGGCCGAGCGCCCCAAGCGCCGTGACCAGGAGAACGACACCGCCAGTGCCGGTCAGCAGGGTTTTCATCCAGCCGCCTGTTGCCTGATCGATCTGCCGCACCCAGCGGATACCGGCGAGCAACCATTCGTTGATGGTCGGAAGCCATTCACCGAAAGCAAAACCGACCTCCCGAATGGACTGTGTGCCGATTTCGTTGAGGATCGTTAGCTGCCGGTTCATGCCCGCCATCTGCGTTTCGAAGTCGGTATCGATCGCTGCACCCGTCGCGGCGGCGACCTTTTCCTTGATGTCCTTGTATTCCTGCACGTTCGCCATGAACGGCACGATGAAATCCAGAACCTGCTGATCGGAGAACAGCTCGGAAACCTTGCTAGCTGCGCCGATCGCTTCCAACTGTTGGCGAACATAGGCAAGAGCCTCGGCACCCTTGAGGCCGTTCTTTTCTGCGGCCTTCATGTATTTGCCGATCTGCTCTTCGCCGACGCCGGTGAGCTTTCCGACCTTCTGCAGCATGGCTTCCAGCGGGTTGATGCCCTTGGATGCAGCGTCCAGCATGACGGCCTGAATATCGACGCCCATGCCCGCAAAGTTCTTGATGGTGCGCTCAGACAGTGCCTTCGACAGGAAGTTCGAAAGATTGTTCGCCGCGATCGACGGATCGGATGTTCCCTTCATAGCGATCTGGAGTGCCGAGCCGAGGAAGTTGACAGCCTCGCGGCCCTTCACACCGAATTTTGCTACCTGTGAAGTCAGGCGCGGGAAATGCTGTGCCATGTCCTTCAGCTCGAAGGAACCTTCCTTACCGGCGATCACAAGCGCACCAAGACTGTCGCGCATCTGATCGGCGGGAAGCTTCAGGTTGTTGAGCATGGCCGTGCCAACGCCAGCCATGTCGGAAAATTCCGCATTCGCAGCCGTGGCAGCGCGGCCGATATCGCCAATGGTGGCGTCGATTAGTTTCTGATCGACGCCCGCAGCAATCATCTGGCCTGCACCGGCCGCAATCGTTTCCGACGCCTGACCGATGACAAGGGCCAGTTCTTCATACTCAACCTTGGCCTTGGCCGCGAAATCAAACGCGGCCTTGCCAGAGAGTTCGGCGGTGCCTGCAATATCGAGCAGCTGTTGCTGGAAGGCTGCGGCTTCCTGAACCGGCCCCATGAAGGAAATAGCGGCAACCGCCGTACCGAGTATCCCGATACGGCGCGCAAAGCCGGTCAATTTCTGAAGGTTGCCTGTAAGGCGGCGCATCGGACTTGAGAGCTGATCGCGAAGTCTGACTAGAACATCGAGCGCCATTGATTTTGATGCCATGGTCTAGCCCTCTGCCTCTTTGATCCTGTTCCGAAAAGCCATGATGCTATTCCACCAGAAGGTGGCGGTTGCCGCGTCCATCGTGTCGATTTCAGCGGCAGAGAAGCCCGATCCATCGGCGATCCCGCCGAGGATTACTTGCCAGTCTTCCGGCCACTCGCCAAAAAAGAGGATAGCACCTGCGCAGATGCGGTGATGTCGGCCGCATCAAGCCTGTCATAGAGCACGTTCATGATGGCCTGGCTGATCCGTGTCGAACGCGAAAACGCGACGACGTTCATCGAATCTTCGGAGGTGGCCGAAATTGCCCGCTGATCAGCGCCGGTCAGACGATGGAAAGTCAGCTCGGAATATTTCTCCTCGCGTACTTTCCCGCCCTTCTTGATCTCCAGCGTCCGAGGGTAAAGCAGTGGCAACGTGACCGAACCATTGTCATTCTGGATGGCATGATCCGGCAGGCGATCATTCGGATCGATGTCCTCATCGACATCGGCGACCACGCCAGCCTTGGTGGAAACAGGTCTGTCCAGGTCCACCACTGCGTCCGTGACAGGACGCTCTTCGTCGGTGAGATCGAGATCGACAACATTCTTAGCCATTAAAGCACCTCTTCAGGAGCGCCGCCCGCCCACTTGAGNCTTCGCCGCCGGTGATGTCCGGATGGTCGGTCAGGAAGGCGTCAGCGAAAATGAAGGTCTGGCCGGTATCGCAGACAACCTGCAATTCGCCTTCGCCCTCATCCCAGAGACCGCCGTAGCGCTGTCCCTTTTCGAGGTTCGTTGTCGCGGTGACTTCCGAAGCCTCGAACTCCTGGGCGCGACCGACCTTGCGGCCATAGGTGACGGCATTGTTCTTGATGCCGCCCACCTTGATCTTCGCGCCCTTTTCGACGGGGATGTTTCGGCCCCGCCAGACAATGTCCACAATGCCAAGTACCTGTGCCATGGTTCTCGTTCCTTACCTTTAGACCTGGAATTCCAGCGAACCGGCGAGCACCATCAGATTGCCGACAATGTTGATCTGCTGTCGGCTTTCGAGGCGGTTCTTGTCGCTGGACGAGCGCTGGAAGGCGCTCTGTTTGATGGTGGCCTCGACATTCTGTATCCAGACCAGATCGCCATAGCGGCGGCAGCGGCCCGCCCAGGAGGCATGCATACGGCGCGGTGTGACAACCGAGGACCCCGTTTCCTCGTCATTGCCGACATTGGTCGCGAACGCCGCGCTGTCGTCATCATCCGTGAGCTTGGCACGCGGATAGAGAAGCGAAACATAGGAGTTCCAGTCGTAGCGGATACGCGACAAGGTGGCAGGCACCATGATGTCGAGCCACGCTTCATCATCCACATTGAGGTTGGATTTCCGGTATGTGGTAATGAGGCGCGAGATCGTGACTGAACCATCAGAAAGGCTTTCGAAGGTCGAGATACCACGGCGCAGTAGCAGATCGCGTTCCGTCTCGATGAACTGGTCGGCGGGACTTGGCGCTTCTACGCCTGGCACAACAAGCGAGCGCAGCTGGCGCGCAGGATCGTTAGCGAGGTGGAAGCTCGCAAGCCCCATGACTGCCGCCGACAACACCCACGAACTGGTCGGCGAGCCATTCAGTCCCACTGCCGTCAGGAACGGGCAGTTCGTCAGCTGACCCCAGGTGCCAAGATCGGCAAACGTGCCGCTCTTGCCGACATAGCCATGTGCATCGAGCTTCGACATCGCGGTGAAGCGATTGGTCAGGAAGTCTGCGAACACGCCCATATTGGTCGGATCACTAAACGGCTGCTGGATTGCCGTGTACCAGGTGTTGGCGATCACATCGAGCGCAGGCGTCAGATCGGGATTGCCGGAACCGCCCGCCATCTTGGTCGTTGCAACGTTGAGGCCGGTCGGTAGAGGCTGCGCCTCGATGTCCACGCGCAGATCGATGTCGTTGCCGACTTCACCGCCATGGCGGCTCGTGACAGTGACGACACCGGCAGCGGCTGCGGCTGTGACCGGCAGGCTGACGTTCTCGTTGATCGCAGCGGCGAGCGATGCTGCAAGCTGTGCGACGGTGGCCGTGGACTGCGCAGTGAAACGCACCTGCTGGCCTGCAATCTTGAAGCGAAGGACAAGAGCCTGCGAGACTGCGCCGGTGAATGTAATGGTGCCGCTGGCCTTTACCGCGTCTTCATCGTCAGCGATCGCCATGACGAAGAGGCTTTGCGTCTTGTTGGCCTTGCGGAACGCCTTCACCTGTTCGGCTCCGATCGAACCGATACCGAACAGCGCCTGACCTTCGGTGTCGCGAACGACTTCCGTGATGGTGCCGGGCTGCAAGGTGCCGGTGGCGAGCTTCAGGCCGATAATCAGGTTCTGCACCGGATAATCGAAGATGCCAAGATTGCGATAGTTCGGCTTGACCTCAAGATAGGTGCCGGGAGAGCGCCAGTCGGTCGGGATTTCGTCAAAAACGAAGTCAGCCATGATTATTTACCTCCGTTCTTGGCCTTTGCGGCCGCGTCATCGTTGGCGTTGCTGTCAGTGCCGGTTGGCGCTGGTGTGATCGGAGCCTTGACGCCAACCTCGACCAGATCGCCGTCTGCGATGCGGCGGCGTATATAAAGAGTGACGGGAACCGTCGCGCCGCCTTCAGGCCAGTCGCGGCCATCTTCCATGGGCACGGTGCGGCCGGGTGCGAGCTTCAGCTTTTTCTCAAGCATGGCTTTCCTCGGGGTTGATGGTTTCGGTGATGACAGGTTCTTCCGCATCATTCGTGATCCAGGTGATACCGAGCGACTTGAGATCGTCGGCAGTCTTGATCTGGAAGGCGGAAAGCGGCGATGTGAAGCGCACATCGAAATCGATCTGGGCAAGCACGGTGGCGTCGTCAGCCCATCCGTCCGCATAGACCGCTTCGGCACGTGTGACCGTGCAAGTGCCAATGTCAGACAAGGTGCAGCCGCTCAAAAGCACGCTTGACACATCGATCATGGCATCAAGGCCGATATCGAACCGATCGCCCTTGAAGCGGGCATCGAGATTGCTCGATGCTTTCACGACCAGGACAAGCCGCCAGTTGGCAGCGCCCGACAGCAAGCGGCCGTGGTCCCGATCCGGCTGAAGGCCCATCCAGGCGAGACCGATAAACGGCTTCAGGCGAACGATGCGTTCAAATTCCTTGACGGTCAGAACGGCAGGAACACGCGCGATCTGGAATTTCTTTTCCGGGAATGCGAGGCGCAGCCGCGCGATGATGGCGGCTTCCATGACCCTGATCGGCGCTTTGGTGAGTTCAGGTTCAGCCATCTCACCAGCCCTTCAGCGATTCATCGGAGAATATGGCGGGACGGCCGGAAAAGCGTGGGCCGTTGGACTTCCCAAAGTTTCCGGCCGAAGCGGCCTCAATGGAAATCAGCCCCTTGGCAATATTCTCCAACCAGGTGATGACTTCCTTGCGTTCAAGGCGCATCTGTTCGGTCGGCTCGGTACGCTCACCCTTCGCAAGATCATAGCGAGCGAGAACACATGCAGCGCGCACGATATCCTTCGGAACTTCTGCAAGCGGCACCTTGTAACGGCCGCGCAGATAGCCGTCGATCAGCGCCGTGGCATCTGCCAGGGCAACTTCGATCTTGGCCGGGTCAAGGGTTTCGGTTTCACGGTCTTCCGGCATGGAAAGCCGGACCATTTCCGTGTTGCCGAACCGCTCGATCATATTTGCGACTGTGGCGTACAAGTGCCGTTCTCCGGTTTAAGGTGGAAGCCGCCTGCCGCGACGGCTTCCGGGTCATGGCCTGTTTCAGCGGCGGCCCGTTATTAGTCTTCGAGTTCGATCAGTTCAGTGACCAGATCAGGATCGCCCAAAATCTGGTTGAGCTGGATCGGCTCAAACATGTCGATCTGATATTCACTCGTTCCATTGTGCCGACGACCGCCACGGCGAATGCCTTCGACCTTTGCCGTAATGCGAATGCCGTTGCATGCAAACTTGCCGTGCTTGACGGCATAGGCTTCGACAGCAGCTGCGATGAAATCAAAGCCAGCGTCTTTCGCGGCCTGGACGGATGCAGCGACAATCGCATCAATCTCAATCTCCGAAGCTTCTACCGTCTGGTCGCTGACGGGACCGACCGGATTGCCGGTCCCGTCATTGGTCGCAGTCGCCGGGGAGGTATTGGTTGTCGTTGCGTCACCCTGGACGGCACCGCCGTTCTGACCGGTGTTGTCGGGGGTGTTCGGCAGAGGGCCACCAACCGGCTCGGCAGCGGGTACTTTCTTGGTGTCTTCTGTGGGCTTTGCAGCTTTCGCCATCGTGTTGCTCCGTTGCTTCAGGGCTTTTCAAAAGGGCTTCGAAGCCTCTTTGAGAAACCCTCCCGCCCGTTATGGCGGGAGTGCTTTTCAGTTCTTCTCGATCTGCTATTCGATGAGCGTTCGGGGCACTGGAAGTGGCAGGCGCACATCCATGCTTTTCGACTTGGCAAGGATGGAAACGTCGGTCGGACGAAGCATCGCGACGAAGGCCAGACCAGAAGCTGGTTGAAGGCTCATGTCCTGACTGACGGACGTCACCAGTGCCGAGGCGGGCACGGGCGCTTCGCTGTTGGCAAGATAGAAATCAACAGGATTGGAGAGGATTTTTTCATAGGCAGGGATATCGACAGCCGATGCAGACGCGATCGATGTGAAGGCGAAAGCCGCCACAATCGCGAACATGCTGCCGAAAAACAGACCCACTTTCCTCATGGTAAAACTCCGGGTTTAAGTGCAGTGACAGGGGTAGTCCGGTATGCGCCGCCCGCTGTCGGTGCGGGCGGAACTCTTGGGACGCGCTGGATTAGGCCAGCAGCGGGATGACGACCGGCTCGGCCGTGCCCTTCCACTCGTTGCTCTCTCCATTCGCGGCCAGCTCGTTGAGCAGCAGCTTGCGGGCTGCACCTTCCAGTGTGGACGGTACGAGCAACTTGCGTGGATTAATGGAGATCACTTCGCCGTTGCGTTTGCGGATGGAAGTCATCGCGGCGCGGGCAGCGGCGTAGTTCTCGGCATTCAACGGCAGCTTGGACTTGTAAATCAGCTGCCAGAGGCCATAGCCGGCATTGCAGCGACCATCGACGCCATAAACCGCCTTGCCGCCGAAGAAGACGGTATCGTCGGTCGCCTGATCCTTGCGGATAAGCTGGAAGCTCTTGCGGCTCTGATAGATGATCGGCTTGATGACCTGGCTGTCATCGACCAGGTACCAAGCCGGAGAGGAACCGGCAGCGAAATTGGAGACCGAAGTTTCCTTGCCGTCCTCATCGTAACCGGGATGGTCGGTGTCGAAGAAGTTCTGGCCATCATAGCACTTGGTTGTTTCGCCCTTCTTCAGGAGCGGGAAAACCAGCTGATCCGGGAATTGCGCGGCATTCTGACCGAGCTGTGCCGCCATGGATGAGAGGAAGCCCAACTGATCGTCTTCCACCTGGGAGATGCGAACGCCGATCGTGCCTTCAAATTCCCTGTTGCGGATCGTGTAGGTCTGCATCGACAGGTCATGAACGATGCGGTCGCCGATCCATTCACGAATCCCCGGCAGATCGTCCATACGCGGATATTCGTTTGCCGCCGTGGTCGATGGAACGGTCATGGCGACGGTCTGATAATGCGTCGTCGTGGAACCAAGCTGCGC